CGGCGGGTCTTGTCGATGTCCCACTGGCCGTCCGGCTCGCGCACGATGCGCCCGGCACTTTCGGCCTTGCGCAGCGCGGTCTCGGTGATGCCGATGCGGCGCGCCGCCTCACGCGTCGAGGGGGTCAGCTCGGGCATGGCGGCGACTCGGGCTCCGGGCGCCCATCGCGGCCTGCCGCGATCCTCCGCCGCGCGCGGTGATGGACGAGGATGCTGCTGGCGAGGGTGGAGAGGCGGATGGGACGATGCGCCGATCACACCGCCACCCGCGATCGGCAAGCGGCGGTGCGGTCAGGCGATCAGGACGGGCGACGGTCGAGATGCTGATGGATCACGCGCTGGATGACGTCCTCGTCGGTCTCGCCGGGCAGGCGCATCGCATCGATGCGCTCCCAGGTGTCCTGTTCGATCGGCACCAGCCAGGTGCCGTCGGCCTGGCGCTTCCCGGTCGGGCGGAACGTGCCGATCGCCAGGCTGGCGAGTGCGGTATAGGTCGCGTCGGTCATGCGGATCAGCGGCATACGGGCCTCCATCACGGCGAGGGCCATTCCCCGCCGTGACGGACCCTTCGCGCTGGGGCGGCGCGCAGCCAAGTTGAGTGCGCGATCATAACATTGCGTTCTCGCCGAACGCAGCACCGCCGCCCGCGCTGTGCGAGCGGCGGTGTGGGAGCGGAGGATCAGGCCTCGGGCGGCGTGAAGGTGAACTCCGCCTGGCCGACGCGGTTGCCGTCGCTGTCGTGCAGCGGGCGCGGCCAGGCGCCGGCGAAGCCGAGCCGGTCGAGATCCGCAGCGAGGGCGCGCAGGATGCGCGCGATCTCCGCGGTCGGGCAGTTCTGGAAAGCCGGCCCCGAGGTGCGGATGCGCACGACGAACGCGCTCATTGTCCGCGACCTCAACCGGCGACCCGATACACGGAGTACGACCCCTTCGCGCCCTCCTTGTTGGGTCCGACCTGGCGCACCCGCTCGACCACCTCGACGGTGATGCCCTTGCGCTTCAGCCCGGCGAGGAAGCCGCGCACGGTGTGCGACTGCCATCCGGTGGCGTCGATGATCTGGGCGATCGTCGCGCCCTCGGCACGGCGCAGCAGGGCGAGCACCGCCTCCTGCTTCGTGCCCGCGCGCGGCGCGCGCGGTGCGCCGGGCTCGCGACGGGTGCGCGCGGCGCCGGCGAGGGCGACACGCAGCGCCTCCATCGGCCCTTCCAGGGCGGCGACGATATCCGTCTCGCGGTTCCCCTCGTCGTTCCACGCGTCCAGCACCGCCTGGGCGGCGGCACGCAGGGTGCCCCGCGTTGGCGCCGTCGTGGCCGCACGGTGCGCCGTCGCGTCCCCCGCGGGGTTGGTCGCGCCGGCGGCGTCTTCCGCGCCCGTCGGCGCCGTGTGGGCGTCGTCCGGCGGGTTGTTGTCCGGGCCCTCGATCAGGAAGGGATCGACGCCCACGCGCACGTCCTTCGGCACATCCTCGCCGTAGGGTGATTCGTCATCGACGCCGATCGCGGCGAGCCCGGACGGCGTGATCGCATACTCGGTCAGCCCGAGTTCCGTCTTCACCTGCAGCACCTCGGGGTCCGGCGAGACGCCGGTCAGTTCGGCGAGCAGGCCGCGCTTCACCAGCGCGGCGCACACCTTCTGCAGCGATGCGCCGGGCAGGCGCTTGTGCTTCGTCACCAGCTTGTCCTCGCGCGCCGCCGCGGCGTTCAGGACCAGCAGGTGGGTGTCGGAGAGGGTCATCGTTCGGGGCTCCTGTTCGGGGAGCGGCCCCATGCCGCCCCTACTGCCCCGAGCCCCGGCGGGCGGCACCCGCGCAGGGCGGTGGTCGAGGAGGCGTGCGCTACTCGGCGTACTCGCCGCGGCGGTGGTAGGCGTCGGTGATGTCGCGCAGGCGGGCGTTCCAGTCCTTCAGCATCTCGGCGTGCTCCCAGAGCACCGCCTCGGGATCCGCGCCGAAGTGATCCGCGCCCATCGCCTGCAACTCGGCGACCAGGGCGTCGAACTCGGTCTTCGCCGCCATGAAGGCCTCGAGGCTCCGTTGCTGGTTGGCGGCTTCGCGGGCTTCCTGCTTCTCGGTCCGGGTCATCGTCGTCTCCGTCTGGCGGGGGCCATTCCCCTGCGCGTGACGGACCATTCGCGCTGGCGCGCACACGAGCCAAGCGGAAGGCACGATCCGATGATTGCGATGATCAGGCGGCGTTGATCACATCATGATCGGCGCCGCGCATGGCCGCGACGTCGGCGAAGGCCCGGTCGCTGTCCTCGTAGCGGCTGGGGATACCCGCGGCGGGGCCGTGGTCGACCTCCTGGTCGATCCCCCACACCCAGCCGTCCCGGACCGGCTGCAACTCGATCGTGTAGGTCGCGATCATCGTCGTCGTCCCCCTCAGTCGGCGAACTCGCGGACCAGGCGCCAGTCCTCCGGCGGCGCCTGCCGCCCGAGCCGCCACGCGGCCAGGCACCGGTAGCCGGCGTCCATCACCGCCCGGTCGCCGGCATCGCGCGCCCGCGCGATCACCTCGCGCGTGAGCCCCGCGCGGAGCGTCTGGTGGTGGATCGCGATCATCGCCCCCCTCCGCTCAGCGCTGCGCCGGCGCCTCGGCCAGCCTGAGGCGCACCGCCATCGGGCAGCGCTGCGCCTGCGCCTCGGCCAGGCTGAGGTGCACCGTCACCGGGCGATGCTGCGCCCGCCGCGTGATCTGGCGCGCAGGGCGGGCGTGGTAGATCACGGTGTCGCCCTCGATGCCGGCGATCCGGCAGATCCGCCCGCGCGCCTTGATCTGCGTCGGGATCTCGAGCGTCGCGCAGAGCCGCCCGAGGGTCACGAAATCGATCTTGCCGTCCGCGGTGCGCGGCGTCGTGGGCGTGCTGGTCGTGGTCTGCGGGCTCGTGTCGGTGTCGGTCATGGCACCCTCCGTGCGGTTGGTGCGCGACCATTCGCGCTGGGCCGCGCCCGAGCCAAGCGCGCCACGCGCTCATGCCATTGCTATGTTCGCAGGGTTTCGATCACATCATGATCGGCGCCGCGCACGGCTGCGATGGCCGCGAAGGTCCGGTCCTCGTCCGCCAGCACGGCAGCCTCGCCCGTGGCCTCCTGCCAGCGCTGCACCGCGACGTCGCAGTAGCCGGGATCGATGTCCATCGCGAAGCAGGTTCGCCCGATCGTCTCGGCGGCGATGATGGTGCTGCCGCTGCCACAGAACGGCTCGTACACCGCGTCCCCAGGCCGGCTGTTGTTCAGCATCGGCCGGCGCATGCACTCGACCGGCTTCTGCGTGCCGTGCACGGTGGCGAGATCCTCGGCGCCATTGCCGATCGACCACAGCGTGGTCTGGTCGCGCGCGCCCTGCCAGTGCCCGGTCGCGCCCTTGCGCACCGCGTAGAGGCAAGGCTCATGCTGCCAGTGGTAGTCGCCGCGACCCAGCACCAGCCGCGGCTTGGCCCAGACGATCTGGCTGCGCACCGCGAAGCCGGCCGCCTCGAGGCTCTCGATGACGGTGCGCGCGTGCACCCCCGCGTGCCACACATACGCGACGTCACCGGGGAACAGCGCCCAGGCCTCGCGCCAGTCGGCCCGGTGGTCGTTGGCGACACGGCCGGTGCGCAGCGTCGCCGAGACGCCCGCCTCGTTGCGCCAGGACGGGTTGTAGTCCACCCCGTAGGGCGGGTCCGTGACCATCAGATGCGGCTGCACGCCAGCCAGCAGGCGGTCGACGTCGGCGGGATTGGTGGCGTCGCCGCAGAGCAGGCGATGCCGCCCGAGCAACCAGAGATCGCCGGGCCGTGTCACCGGAGTGGCCGGCGGCTCCGGCGCTGGCGCATCGAGATCGTCCTGCGCGAAGTCGCCCGCAGCCTCCGCCGCGGCGAGCAGGCGGTCGAGCTCCATGCCGGAGAAGCCGAGCACGTCGAGATCGACCACCGCCTCGTCGCGGATGCGCGCGATCTCGGCGGCGAGCAGGCTCTCGTCCCAGCCGGAGTTGAGCGCGATCTGGTTGTCGGCGAGGCGGAGTGCGCGCGCCTGTGCGGGCGAGAGATGCCCCAGCCGCAGCGCCGGCACGGTGGTGAGGCCAAGCTGCTGCGCCGCCATCACCCGGCCATGGCCGGCGATCAGCACGCCCTCGGCATCGACCAGCACCGGATTGACGAAGCCGAACTCGGCGATCGAGGCCGCGATCTGCGCCACCTGCTGGGCCGAATGCGTGCGCGCGTTCTCCGCGTAGGGCAGCACCCGGTCGAGCGGGATCGTCTCGATCCGCAGATCAGGCCGCATCGGCCAGAGCCTCGGCGCGCTCCGCCGCCACCGCGTCGTAGCCGCGGCCATCGCCGGCGAGCATGACCGGCAGGTCGGGATGCAGCATGCGCCAGCGCGCGATCGCGAGATCGACGTACTGCGGCGCGAGCTCGATCGCCCGCACGCGGCGCCCTGTCCGCTGCCCCGCGAGGAGCGTCGTGCCCGAGCCGGAGAACGGCTCGAACACCACGTCGCCCTCATCGGTGTACGCACGCATCAGGAACTCCGGCAGCGCCACCGGGAACACTGCCGGGTGCTCGGTCTCGATCCCGCGTGCCTTGTGCCGGGTGATGCGCAGCACGCTGTCGGGGATGCGCATCTCCTGCACCGGCAGGCCGGCATGCGTGTAGGGCTTCACTGTGCCATCGGCATCGCGCAGGCCGCTGCCCTTGTTCGGCGTGCCGGCCCACTTGCAGGGCACGATCTTGTTCGCCTGCCGCGCCGTGCGGTTGAGGTGGAACACCAGCTCGAAGGCCGGTGCGAGCCGGCCGTTCCAGTCGCCCGGCAGGCCCGGCCCCTGGTCCCACGCATAAAGCGCGAAACGGCGCCAGCCCTGCGCGCGCATCCACTCGAGCCACCCGCGCCAGTACGGCACCCACTCGCCGTCGCGGTGGATCAGGCCCAGGTTCACCATCACCTGGGCGTCCTCGGCCATGGCGGTTGGCAGGTGGCGGAACACGCCCTGCATGAGCGCGTCCCAGTCCGAGACGCCCCCGGTGGTGTAGTCGCGCTGGCTGCCATAGGGCGGCGAGGTGAACAGCAGCGCGGCACGCTCGTCGGCCATCACGCGCGCCACGTTCGCAGCGTCCGTGCTGTCGCCGCACAGCAGCCGGTGCTCGCCGAGCAGCCAGAGATCGCCCGGCCGCGTCACGGCCTGCCGCGGCGCCTCCGGCTCGGCGTCCGCCGGGTCAGGCTCGGTGTCGTCCGCGGCATGCGCGGCGCTGGCCGTGTTCCCGGACGCGCCGTCGGGCTGCTCCTCCGCCGGCGCGGCTTCCACCGCCGCGTCCGCCGCCGCGAGGATGTCGTCGAGCTCCGCGGCCGAGAAGCCGAGCGCCGCAGCGTCGATCTCCGCCGCCTGCACCGCGGCCAGCGCATCGCGCAGCAGCGCCTGGTCCCAGGTCGCGTTCTCGGCGATGCGGTTGTCGGCGAGCCGCAGCGCCTCCTTCTGCGCCGCCGAGAGATGCTTGAGCACGATCACCGGCACCCGCTCGATGCCGAGTGCGACCGCCGCCTCGAGGCGGCCGTGCCCCGCGATCAGCACGCCCTGCTCGTCGACCAGCAGCGGGTTGGTGAAGCCGAAGGCCAGCATGCTGGCCTTGATCTGCTCGATCTGCGCCGCGCTGTGCACCCGTGCATTGCCGGGATGCGCACGCAGCTCCGCCACCGGGCGCAGCACGATCTTCGCTGCCATCCAGGGGAGCTGCATCGGCACCATCCAGGCTGTAGGGAGTGCGAACCAGGTGCGAAACGGGTCCCATCGCGGCAAGCCGCGATGGGGTCCCGCCATGGCGGCCGCGGGTGCGAACCATGCGGCCTATGGTTCGCAGCCAACCGATTGAGATCACGCGGGAAAAGTGCGAACTGCGAACCATATTTTCAGCCTGGCGCTAGGCCGGTCCGGGGCGCCCGCCCCCGGCATAAGGAACGGCGCCAGAAGGAACCATGTTTTCTGCGGACTAGCGAGCCGTCCGTTGCGATATCGTCTCTCGCCGTTCGTTCCGTGCTCCG